TTATTCCAGTCGATAAGTGGATGGCTTTCAGCGAGAAGGGCGGCCTTAAAGGCAGCATTGACCTCCTACCGCTCGACACGCTCGCCAACGCCCTCCTCAACTGCTACCGCGCCCGCGAGGACATCAAGAGCCAAATCTACGAAATTACGGGCATCAGCGACATTATCCGCGGTGCGTCTTACGCAAGCGAAACCGCGACCGCGCAGCAGATCAAAGGACAGTACGCCGGGTTGAGACTGCGGTCAATGCAGGAGGATGTGGCCCTCTTTGCGTCGGAACTAATTCGACTCAAGGCGCAGGTAATGTGTACCAAGTACCAGCCTGAAACCATCCTCGCCTATGCCGCCGCGCAGCAGATGACGCCGGCTGACCAGCAACTGATACCGCAGGCACTGGAACTGCTCCGCGACAAGCCGTTGCGCAACTTCCGCGTGGACATTGCTGCCGACAGCCTTGTGATGCTGGACGAGAACCAGAACAAACAAGACCGTATGCAATTCCTGCAAGCGTTTGGCGGGTTCCTTGCCCAAGCGTTGCCGGTCGGTCAGGCCAGCCCGCAGATGGTGCCCATGATGATGGAATTGCTGCGCTTTGGTATGCAGGCGTTTAAGGCTGCACGCCCGATTGAGGGCCAGATCGACGCCACGTTGCAGCAACTGCAGCAAGCAGCCCAGCAGCAGCAGCCGAACGAGGAAGCGCAGGGCAAGCAAGCCGAACTGCAGCAGAAAGGACAGGTCGAGCAGAGCCGTATGCAAATGGAGGCCGCGCTACAGCAGGCCAAACTGCAACAGCAGATGCAGATGGAACAACTCAAAAACCAGACGAAACTGCAGATGGAGCAGCAAAAGCAGCAGTTTGAGGCGCAATTGGAGGCCATGCGGCTGCAAAGCGATCAGGCCGCCGCCAAGTACAAAGCCGACATGGACGCCCAGACGCGGCTCATCATTGCGCAGATGAATAAGGCCACGGTGCCGTTGAACCAATGAAGCGAACCTACGTTCTAGTTGACGGCGAGTTTGTGGAGCGCAAGAAGGACTCCAAGGGCCGCTATCACTACGTCATGCCCGACATCCAGCCATATCGGTCGATGATTGACGGCAAGATGGTCACCAGCCGATCCGAACACCGACGCCACCTCAAGGCCAACAATTGCATTGAGGTAGGCAACGACGACCCCGCCAAGCACATTGCCAAACCACGGGTGGATAACAGCCGCCTTGAGCGCATTAAGTATGAGGTTAACAATCGCCTCACCAATGCCCAAGCCGACGCGATCATCCGCAAACTGCGGGAACACGCCAATTTCACCAATCCCCACAGGAGAGGATAAATGGACGAAAACAACACCGCAGTTGACGTAGAACGCAACGAGCAGCCCGAGGCTGACCGTCGTGCGATATTGGAGCAAGGCTTTGAGGCCGCCGAAAAGGGCGAGCCGATAGAGGCGTCGGGCCGTGATGACCGTGGCCGGTTTGCCCCGAAGGTTGAGGAACCGCCGCAAGAGGCAGAACCGCCCGTATGGCGTCGCCCGCCCGCGTCGTGGCGCAAGGATTACCACGAGGTTTGGCAGAAAGCCGACCCCAAGATGCAGGAATACGCATGGCAGCGCGAAGAACAGATGCGTGCTGGCGTGGAACCGCTGCTTGCGAAGGCACAATTTGCCGACACGATGCAGCAGGCTATTGAGCCGTACCTGCCAACCATTCAAGGCATGGGGTTGACGCCAGAAAAAGCGGTGTCGGCGTTGATGCAGGCCGATTACACGCTGCGCACCGCCCCGCCGCAGCAGAAAATGCAGTTGTTTGCGCAACTCGCGCAGTCCTATGGCATCAATCTGAATGCAATGGGCGCAAATCCGCAGGCTGCCCCGCAAAACAGCGTTGATCCGCTGGTGTGGCAGTTGCAAAACGAACTCAACAACGTCCGTGGCGAGGTCATGGGCTGGAAACAGCAGCAGGAAATGCAGCAAAACCAGCAGTTGTTGGGCGAAATTAACCAGTTTTCGTTAAAAGCAGATCATTTTGAAGAAGCCCGGCCAACCATGATCCAACTCCTACAGAGTGGCATGGCAGAAACGTTGGAAGAGGCTTACGACAAGGCGATCCGTCTCAACCCTGACTTGTTTGAGCAGGTGAGCAAGGCCCAACAGGCCGAGCAAGCCGCAAAACAGGCCAAGGAGTACAACCGGGCAGCGAAAGCGGCCCGTGCAGCAGCGGTGAGTGTCAGAAGCGCAACACCAAGCGCCAACACGGCTCCCAAGGCAGCAAACCGTCGCGCACTCTTGGAGGAGGCTTTCTCCGAAACAGAGACGCGTTTGTAATCAACTGATATAGGAGCATCAAAATGGCATTTGCCAATTCCAGTATCAGCGACATCATTGCTACCACAATCCAGAGCCGTAGCGGTGAGTTGGCTGATAACGTGACCAACAACAATGCGTTGTTGCGTCGTCTCAAGGAGCGCGGGAACGTTAAGACGTTCTCGGGCGGTAACGTCATCCTTCAGGAGTTGATGTATACCGATCCGACCACCAACAACACCAACTCGTACAGCGGTTACGAAGTGCTGAATGTTGGACAGAACAGCCCGATTTCGTCGGCGCAGTTCTCCATCACGCAGTACGCTTCTGCCGTGACCATTTCGGGTCTGGAAATGATCCAGAACTCGGGCAAGGAGGCGATCATCGACCTTCTTGACGGTCGCATGGAAGTGGCCGAGGCGCAGTTGGCGAACCGCATCAGCGGTGACCTGTACGGTGACGGCACCGGCAACGCGGGCAAGAACCTCACGGGCCTTGCTGCGGCTGTGCCGGATGACCCGACTGTGGGCACTTACGGCGGCATCAACCGCGCTGTGTGGTCGTTCTGGCAGAGCAAAAAGTTCTCGGCTTCCGCTGATGGCGGTGGTGCGGGCGCTGTGTCCAGCACGACGATTCAGGGCTACATGGACGCCCTCGCGGTGCAGTTGGTTCGTGGAACCGACAAGCCTGACCTGATCGTGGCCGACAACAACTACTATCGGTTCTACCTGCAGTCGCTTCAAGCGATCCAGCGTATCACCGAGAGTGGTTCGGGCATGGCGGGCGCGGGCTTTGCCTCCCTCAAGTACTACGGCGCGGGCATGGCCTCCGACGTGGTGCTGGACGGTGGTATCGGTTCGTCCACCTACAACAGCGGTTCGGGTAACGCCAACCACATGTGGTTCCTGAACACCAAGTACCTGATGTTCCGCCCGCACAAAGATCGGAATTTCGTTCCGATTGGCGGCGAGCGTCAGGCCGTCAACCAAGACGCCATCGTGAAACTGATTGGCTGGGCCGGTAACCTTACCTGCTCGGGCAGCCAGTTCCAAGGCGTGTTGATTGCTTAAAGGGGTACACGACAATGACTGTTTCAACAAGTAATCTGATTGGCGTGTCACTCGGCTATGCCGATACGTCTGCATCGTTCAACCTCGGAACGGCCGTCAACCTTGACGATGGCGGCCAAGCGGTCTATGTGCAAGCGGCTTCCGAAATCTCGCAGTACGCTGCGGTTGCGGTTCGCTCTGACAACAAGGCCGTGATGATCACCACGACCAACGCTGCGACCACGAAGCGCATTGGCTTCGCGCAGGTGTCCATTGCCTCCGGCTCGTATGGCTGGGTGCAGACGGGCGGCGTGCCGGTCGTGAAGTTGGCTGCTTCTTGCTTGCCCAACGTGCCGCTCTTTACGACGGCGACTGCGGGCGTGCTGGATGACGCCACCGTGTCGGGCAACGGCGTCGGCCTTGTGGTCGGCATCGTGGCAACCGCTACGGCATCGGGCGCAACCGCAATCACCTGCGTGGCGGGTTACCCGCACGTTTCAGGCGCAGGCGGCGCAGTCTGATGAAGCCTCTGGAGATCACGGTGCAGGCGGCGGGCACGCCGGAGGAACTCTGTTCCAACATACGGTCTGCCCTTGCCCGTGGTCTACCAGAACTGACCCTCGCTCCCATCACGCACGATGCAACCATGGTGCTGGTGGCGAGCGGGTGGTCTATGCCGGATTACATTGACGACATTAAAGCGCACCGCGCTGCCGGCCATGTGATCGGCGCGGTCAAGGGTGCGCACGACTTCTTATGCGAAAACGGCGTGGAGCCGGATTTCTGGGTCAACCTTGACCCCCGCGACCGCACCAACGGCATACAGCGCAAGAATGACCGCACGCTGTACATGGTTGCCTCGCGCTGCCCTCCCGTCACGTTTGACTTCCTGCAAGGCAAGCGCGTGATGTTGTGGCATTCATGGGCAGAAGGGCCAGAAATGGAAGCGATGGGGCCGGGCAAACTCGCCATTGGCGGGGGCACGACCTCGGGCCTACGGGCCATCAACATTGGTTACATCTTGGGCTTCCGCAAGTTTGTGCTGTACGGGTATGACTCATGCAACAGCCCAGACGGCCGTAAACGGTTCACCGGCGAACTGCCGGGCGTCACGGTAGACATCTGGGTGGGCGGCCCGACGGGCAAGAAATTTAACGCCAACGCCGCAATGGCCCAGCAAGCCAACGAATTCCAAAAACTGTTTGAAGTGATGCCCGACCTCAAGATTGAGGTGGTTGGGCCGGGGCTGATTGCAGAGATCATGCGCTGCCGTCGGGATACGGCACAGGCAGCATAATGGCAATCCCGTCCCGTGTACTCGGCTCGGGCGTCTCGCAGTTATCCACGGTGTCCATCTGTGGTGACGGCAACGCCTCGGTCGTGGCTGCGGGCACATCGGCCGGCAACGCCACGGCTATCACCTACGTCTACAACAACGTAACTACCACCCCCTCGGGCGCGGGCGTTAAACTGCCCCCGACCGAGATGGGCGAAACCATCATCATTCGGAACGGCGGCGCAAATCCGTTGGCCGTGTACCCGTACGACGCCGGTAGCAGCATCAACAGCGCGGGATCGGGACTGATTAACGCCGGCTGCTCGGCCATGTTTTACGCCGTCAGCAACACCGTATGGGAGGAATTGCAGGGGTTTGGCCGTGCTGTGCCAATCCTGCATTACGGGTCGTTTTCGGACACTACATTGCAGACGGCGGCATCAATCAACACCGCCTACGCGATGAAATTTAACACCACCGACAGCAGCAACGGCGTCAGCATTGGCTCGCCATCCTCGCGCCTTGTGGTGGCAAATCAGGGCGTCTATAACGTGCAGTTTTCGGCGCAGTTGGACGAAACCTCAGGCAGTACGGCTAACATTTACATTTGGCTGCGCAAAAACGGCACTAACGTGCCGAACACCGCCAGCACCGTTGCATTGCAAGGTTCGGCTGCTCGGTTGGTTGCTGCGTGGAACTTCATTATTCAATTAGAACCAGCCAATTACGTTGAGTTGATGTGGGCAACCGATACCACAAACGCTAGAATTCTTGCAGCCAGCGCCACAAGCGTCTGGCCTGCAATTCCATCAGTCATTTGTACCATCACACAGGTCAACAACCTGTAATCCCCACAGGAGCAAGGACAATGCCGTTAGACAGCGATGTAAGCAATGCCGACGCCCAACTGCACGTTGAGTTCTACACCAAGGACTCTGGCGTAAATGAGGGCAAGACCTATGTTCGTATCATGGCCCCCGGCGATAAGACCAACATCATTGACCAGCCGTGCCGTGACGACCACAAGGAGCGTTTCCCGCGCCAGTGGCTGTATTACCAAATGCAGCAGGGCGAGAGCGCCGCAGAGCAGATTGGCACCCCGCTGTCGCATTGGCATAAAGACGCTCCCGAGGAAATTAACCGCGATCAGATTGCTGAGTTGGCGATCCTCAAGTTTGTGACGGTGGAGCAGTTGGCGTTGGCGTCAGACGCGCAGTTGCAGCGTGTTGGCATGGGTGGCGTGGGCTTGCGTGAACGCGCCCGCCAGTACCTCAACCGCAAGAATCGGTCAGACGCAAGCGCAGAGTTGGAAGATACCAAAAAGCAATTGGCCGAACTGCAGTCGCAGATGGCGCAGTTGTTGGGTGACGCCCCTAAGCGTCGTGGACGACCGCCTAAAGAAATAGCGGAGGCATAGTTATGGGCAGCACGATGGTGCAATTGGTGCAGCAATGCACAAACGAGTTGGGCATCCCGACTCCCGCAACGGTCGCAGGTAACGCCAGCCAAGACGTTATCCAGATACTCGCGTTGATGAACGCTTGCGGCTACGAATTGCTCCGTCGTGCTGACTGGCGTGAACTGACCAAACAGCACACGTTCTACACTGAGGCGATCACGACGACGGGCACATGGTCAACGTCGTCGTATACGATCAGCGGTATCCCAACAACGGCAGGGCTGGACACGACCTATCAGGTGCAGGGCGTGGGCATCCCCAACGCTACCTACGTCACCGCCGTCACCGGCACAACGACGCTGACGGTCAACTACGCCCCCACCGAAGCGCAAGTAAACGGGCAGTTGATATTCCAAAAGGTCAAATACAACCTGCCGGCCGACTACAACAGCACGGTCAACCGCACTCACTGGGACAAGAGCAAGCGTTGGGAAATGCTTGGCCCCGAAAGCGCACAGCAATGGGAATGGCTGCTGTCAGGCTATATCAGCACCGGCCCCCGCATCCGCTGGCGATTGCTTGGGCCGTATTTCCAGATTTGGCCGGGCATGAACGCAGGCGAGTTGCTCGGGTTTGAGTACCGCAGCAACGCATGGGCCTACAACGCCCTCGGCGTGCCTAAAAACAGTTTTACGGCCGACACTGACACTTGCGTGTACCCAGATCGCGTAATGGTGCTGGGTACCAAACTGAAGTATTTTGAGGCCAAGGGCTTTGACACCACGGCGCTGTACCGCGATTACCTCGCAGAACTGGAGACCGCCATTGGTCAAGACGTGGCCGCCGCCAACCTCTCGTTTGCCCCGCGACCGGGAACCGTACTGATTGGGTACGACAACATTCCCGATAGCGGTTACGGCACGGATAGCCAGTAATGGCTAGCCCGGTACGCAGGCGGCTAGTCCAGCGCACGACGGCAAACGTCGCGTCGTTGCCTGCCCCAGTGGGCGGCTGGAACGCTCGGGACGCACTGGCAAACATGGCACCGACCGACGCCGTGTATCTGGAAAATATGTTCCCGAGCGTCAGCAACGTCAACTTGCGCGGTGGGTACGCCAAACACAAGACAGGGTTGCCGGGCACCGTTGATACGCTGATGACGTACAACGCTGGTAGCACCATCAAGTTGTTTGCCATTTCCACGGGCAACATTTACGACGTGACCTCTGCGGGCACGGCAGGATCAGCATTAGTTGCCAGCCTGTCTAACTCCGCATGGGAATACACCAACGTCACGACGGGCGGCGGCAGTTACCTGTACGCGGCAAACGGCGTAGACAAGCCGCTGCTTTACAACGGCACCACATGGACACCGATTGATGCCGTATCGACGCCTGCCATCACGGGCGTCACCACGACCGATTTGGAAAGCCCCACGCTGTTCAAAAACAGGATGTGGTTTATCCAGAAAAACACGCTCAAGGCGTGGTATCTGCCAGTGTCGTCTGTGGGCGGTGCGGCCAACGTCCTTGACCTGTCAAGCGTCATGCACTTTGGCGGCAAACTCACGGCGATGGCAACGTGGACGATTGACGCGGGCTATGGCGTAGACGACAACCTTGTGCTGATAAGCGACAAGGGCGAGGTGGCCGTATATCGCGGCACCGACCCCACTAGCGCATCCACATGGTCGTTGATCGGTGTGTGGGTTATTGGTCAGCCGATCAGCCGGCGATGCGTCGCAAAATACGGCGGCGATTTGCTGATTTTGACGCTTGACGGGCTTATCCCGTTTGCCTCTGCGCTGCAATCGTCGCGCCTTGACCCCAACATTGCGTTGTCAGACAAGATACAAGGCGCGTTTGCGTCAGCCGCACGCACCTACAAGGACACGTTTGGCTGGGCGCTGCTTTATAACCCGCTAAACAACGCTCTAATCGTCAATGTGCCGGTCAGCACCGGGCAGCAGCAGTTTGTGATGAACAACATCACGAAAGCGTGGTGCAACTTTACGGGTTGGAACGCAAGTTCGTGGGCGCTGGTAGGCAGTGAGCCGTACTTTGGCGGCAATACCTACGTCGCAAAGGCGTGGACGACGGGCGACAACGGCTACATGGACGACAGCGAGCCGATCCCGACCAAGGCGCTGCAGGCGTTCAACTACTTTGAGACGCGTGGCGTCATCAAATACTTCACCCGCGCACGACCCAGCATCTTTAGCAACGGCCAGCCGCAGATCGTCATTGGCATCAACACCGACTTTCAGACGGTTGACCAGACGGGCGCGTTGTCGTTCTCGCCAACGACCGCAGGGTTGTGGGGCATCGGGTTATGGGACGTTGCGCTGTGGGGTTCGGATGTGGTCATCACAAACAACCAATCGGGCGTGACGGGTTTGGGTTACTCGGGCGCAATTTCGTTCACAAGCAGCAGCAAAAACCTGCAGATTCAGTGGGCCTCAACTGACGTGGTGTATCAGATCGGATGGGCTGGAATATAGTCAGCGGCCCCAAGGTGGGCCTATGGGTAACCGAGCAGACGCAGGGCGGGTTCGACCCGCAGCGGTCGGTTGCCATTGGGCTAGAACGTGACGGCGAATTGGTCGCCGGGACGGTTTACGAGAATTGGAACGGGGTTAGCGTGATGTGCCACATCGTTTGGCAACACGTTACCCCCGCATATTTGGCGGCGGTGTACGACTATCCCTACAACGTCGCAAAAGTTGATAAGATCATAGGGCCAATCAGCAGCAACCATACCCGGGCGCTAGCATTGGTCAGCAAGATGGGGTTTTCGGAGGAAGCGCGGATTAAAGGTGCCGCGCATGACTCTGGGGACATTGTTTTGATGACACAGACACCTGACAAGTGTCGATATTTGGAGCCTCGGTATGGGCAAAAGATCACCAGCGCCGCCGCCAACACCTGACTACGCCGCAATAGCGCGTCAGCAGGGGCAAGAGAACATTGAGGCCGCACGTCAGTCGGCCTACATGAGCAATCCCAACGTCTACACGCCAACGGCAAGTCAGACGGTAACGTGGCAGAAAACGCCGCAGTTCAACCAAACCGCCTACGACAAGGCGATGGAAGAATTTAAGGCCAAATCTGCCGCTGGCGTGGAAGGCGTTGCCGAACCGCTCCGCGAAACATTCACGTCTTACGTTGAGCAGCCGACCGTTCGCCAAGAACTGACGGGCGAAGCCAAAAACATTTTCGACATCCAGCAGCAAGCCGAAAAGGCGATGGCTACGCTGGGTCAGCGTGAGTTGGGCGACCTATCCCAATACTTAAACAAGGACTTTTTGGCCGCACTGTCTCCGATCCTTACGGGGTACGGCGATTACGGCACTACTGGCGCTCCCCCCGATTTGGGCGCAATTGGCAAGGCTGCAGGCGTTGCACAAGGAACGGGCGGCACGATTGAAGGTGCCCCCTCTGCTGCTGGCTATGCGCCTACGCGGTCGTTTGCTGGCCCCGCCCTGCAAGGTGAATTTGCCCCCACGGGCACTGCAGGGTCTGCCGTGCAGGCTTTCGGCACGCCCGACTATTACGGCGTCGGCCAAGGCTACGCATACGGCAATCTGGGCGGTTTTGGGCAGGTTTCTGGCGCACCGAATATCACCGGCATGGGTCAAGCCGGAACCGGCGGTATGGCCGCAGGCGCAGGCTTGCCGGGACAGGTTGATTTCGGCCAGTTTGGCAGCGCACGGGCCAATGTGACGCCCTTTGGGGTGACTGGCGGCCCGCAGGCAGGGATGTTTGGCATGGCGGCGGGTGGCCCGCAGGCCGCAAACCTCGGCCAACTGAACCTCGGCGGCGTGGGCGGGGTTACGGGTGCCCCCGGTGCCGGTCAGTTCGGTACGGCGGGCGGTGGCCCAGCCGCAGGTTTGTACGGTTTTGCAGCGGGCGGCCCGGGCGCAGTGCAGTTTGGCGGGTTGGACACCAGCGGGCTGCAGGGCATCCAAGGCGGCGTGGGTCAGTTTGGTCAAGCGCAAGGCGGCCCTGCCGGTCTCGCGTTTGGCGGGTTTGACGCCAGCCGCGTCGGTGAACTCGGCACAGCGCCGTCTTACGACCAGTTCGGCCGCGCCATTGGCGGCCCTGCCGCGCCGTCGCTAACCACTGACCTCAACTTGTCGGGGGTGGGCGACGTTGCCCGCAACGTGCAAGAGGGTCGATTTGGCTACGCACGCGGCGAACTTGCCACGCCAGAACTGCAGCGGCAGTTAGCCACGCAAGGACTGGCCGCAATGCCCGTCAACGCTGGTATGACGGCGCAAAACGCCATCATGTCGCGCATTGAGCCGCAGTTGCAGCGCGAGCGTGCCCAGTTGGAGCAGCGCCTTGTCAACCAAGGCTTGCGACCCGGCGGCGAGGCGTACAACGCCGAAATGGAGTTGCAGGCACAGCGCGAAAACGACTTGCGCACGCAGGCGGCATTGCAGGGCATCAGCCTTGACGCGCAGATGCGCCAACAGGGGCTTGCCGAACAGCAGACGCTGGCCGACTTTGCCAACCAAGCCGCCCAAGCCCAATTTGGCATGGGTGCGCAGGGTCTTGGCCTCTACAACGAAGCCCTTGCGCAAAACTTCCAGCAGAGCCTTGCCGCGCAGTCAGCGCAGAATATGGCGCAGCAGCAAGCGTTCCAGCAGCGGATGCAGGCGGGCGAGTTTGGCCGTGAGGCGCAGATCGCATCGTTCGGCATGGGCCAACAGGCGCAGCAAGCAACGAACCAAGCGCAGCAACAGAACTTTGAGCGTGCCCTAGCCGCACAGCAAGCCCAGAACGCCGCCCAACAGCAAGGCTTTGGGCAGCAGATGGCGATGCAGCAGTTTGGCCGCGAGGGCGCGTTGGCGGGCTTTGAGACGCAACAGCAGGCCCAGCAGGCGCAAAACGCCGCCATTGCGCAAAACACGCAGTTAGCCTTGCAGTCGGGTCAGTTTGCCAACCAAGCGCAGGCCCAGCAGTTTGCCCAGCGACTTGCTGCGGGTGAGTTTGGCCGCGAAGCCCAAATGGCGTCGTTCCAGACGGGGCAGGCCGCGCAGGATGCGATCAACCGGGCCATCGCGCAGAACTTTGCGCAAGGTCAGGCGGCGCAACAGGCGCAGAACCAAGCCATTGGGCAGAATTTTGAGCAAGCATTGGCTGCGCAACAGGCGGCAAACGCGGCGCAGGCCCAACAGTTTGGTCAAGCCGTAGGCGCGGGAGAATTCAACCGCGAGGCGCTATTGGCGCAGTTTGGGATGGGCCAACAGGCTGCCCAAGCCCAGAACCAAGCAATTGCACAGAACTTTGCGCAAGCACAAGCGGCTGCGCAGATGCAAAATCAGGCCGGCCAGCAGGCGTTTGGGCAACAAGTCACCGCACAGGAACTTGCCAACCAAGCCGTCGCGCAGAACCAAGCCGCTGCTGCACAGCAAGCGCAGGTCAACGCGGCACTGCAGGCGCAAGGGTTTGGTCAACAGCAGCAGGTGGCCCAAGCCGCCAATCAAGCACTGGCGCAAAACCAGCAGGCCGCCCTGCAGCAACAGCAAGCGGCAAACCAAGCCCAACAGCAGCAGTTTGCGCAGAGCATGGGCGCGGGCGAGTTTGCAAATCAGGCGCTGGCACAGAACCAAGCGGCCGCACAACAGCGGTTCCAAGCGCAGATGGCTGCGCAAAACCAGCAGTTTGGTCAGCAGGTCACGGCGCAGCAGATGCAGAACCAAGCCCTTGCGCAGAATCAGGCGCAGGCTCTGGCGGCGTATCAGGCCAACCTTGCCCGTCAGCAACAAGGGTTCCAGCAGGCTGGCGCACAGGCCGAGTTCGGCAACCAAGCAACGATGCAGGCGTACCAGCAATTGCTCGCGCAACAGGCTGCCGCAAACGCCGCACAGCAGCAGCGGTTTGGTCAGGGCATGGACATCCAAGGGCTGTACAACGCGTCCATCTTGCAGAACCAGCAGGCTGCATTGACGCAGCAAGCCGCAGCCAATGCCGCGCAGCAACAGAAGTTCAATCAGATGGCAAGCGCGGCCGGGTTCCAGAACCAAGCGGTACAGCAGCAGTTGGCGCAGCAGATGGCGCTACGCAACCAGCCCCTCAACGAGATCAGCGCGTTGTTGTCAGGGTCGCAGGTGCAGATGCCGCAGTTCCAAGGCTACACCGGCGCTACGATTGCCCCAACGCCGTACCTGCAGGCCATGCAGGCGCAAGACGCTGCCGCAATGCAGCGGTATGGCATTGCCGCCAACCAAGCCGCAAGCAATATGTCAGGGCTTTACGGATTGGCGGGCGCAGGGTTGGGCGCAGCAGGAATGGCTGGAGGATTTGGCGCATTGTTCAGTTCGGATCGCCGGCTGAAATCCAACATCGTTCGCGTTGGGACGCATCCGCTCGGCATCGGCGTGTACGAGTATGACATTCGCGGCGAACGCCAACGCGGCGTAATGGCTGACGAAGTTGAAAAGGTGTTGCCAGAGGCGGTGATAATAGGCGCTGACGGCTACAAAATGGTCAACTACGGAATCCTGTGAGGAAACTATGATCGGACGACGCCCCATGATGATGATGCAGCCCGACCGTCGCCCACAGGAGTTGGCGCGGATGCTGGCAATGCAGGAGCGCAACGCCTCCCTTGACGGCATGACGCCAAGGCAGCCGCAGCAGCCGTCGCTGGCCTATGCAGGCGCTACGCCAAACTCTGCCCCCGGCGTAGCCCCGCAGAGCATGAACTTCAACGGCCCCGCTGGCCCGTCGCAGTATCGCGGCCCGATCAGCAACCCCGCCATGAGCATGACGGCTCCGCGTCAGCAGAGTGGCCCCGAAATGGCCCCGCAGATCGGCGGTATGCGCCGTCCGTCAGGCGCAGGGGCGCGTGGTTACCCATCCTCCCCCGGCATGACGACCCCGCAGGGAGGAACCTACCGAGGCGATTTCGATGGCAATTAAAACCTACGAGGCGTTCAAAGCGCCAAGCCCATACGAACAAGAGCGACTGCGTGCGGAACGTCAACGCCGTTACGCCGAACTGCTAGAACAGCAGGCAATGGAGCCAGAGGGCGAGTTTACTTACCAAGGCATCCGCGCCATGCCCTCGCCTGCCGCTGCCCTCGGCAAACTGCTGTCGGCATATCAATCCAAGAAGGCCCGCGAAAAGGCGGAAGAAGCCGAAGCACGCAAAACCGGCATGGAAGAAGAAGCGTCAAGGCAAATTATGAATCGGTTGATTGGCGGTCGTCCTGTTACCGATGCCAATACGACGCCAGACGAATTTGGGTTGGCCGAAATTGCAACTGAAGCAAAATACACGGTTTCGCCAGAATTAACTGCCGAAGCAATGCGTATGGCAATGACCCCGCAGGGCGTTGGCGCTGTGCGTGGTAACCCCATGCTGGCGGCTGCGCTGCAACGGTCGATGGAAACGCCCGCGCCAGAAGAATTTGGCACAGAACCGTTTATTAGCGCAGAGGGCGAATATGTGTTGCCGGGCAAGCGCGGCACGTTAAAAAAGACCGGCATAAACGCCCCTGCCGAAAAACCAGCCGAAATGACCCCATATCAGCGCGAAATGCTGCGATTACGGGAGCGCGACATTGACTTGCGCGAAAGAATGACAGGCGCAGGTCGGCCAATGTCTGCTACGGCACAGCGCGAGTTGTTTGATGCGGATGAAAACGTACTTGCGACCGAATCTGGCATCAATATGTTGGATCAGGCAATTAAGTTAAGCCCGGTGGCGTATGAAGGCGTTGGAGCCTCGCAACGCGCAACGGCTGCAACGATGTTGCCCGACGCATTTGAGCCAAAAGGCACAAAGGAAACGCTTGAGTTTGACTTGTTGTTGAAGCAACAAGTGTTGCCGCAACTAAAATCCATTTTCGGATCAGCACCAACGGAAGGCGAACGCGCAATATTGCTTGAGTTGCAAGGATCGTCGTCTTTACCAAGAGCAACCCGAGAAGCCGTGCTGAAACGCGCACGACAGATGGCAAATCAACGCCTGCAGTTCAACAAACAAAAAGCACAGAAATTGCGCGAGGGTTCGTACTTTACAGAACAGCCCGCCGCAACGCTTCCAGATGGCTTTGAGTTGGAGTAGCGCATGGCCGAATCAATGGAAGGCCGCACAGCGGTAAACAAAAAAACTGGCGAACGAGTAGTTTTCCAAAACGGTCGTTGGCAACCGCTTAACGAGGCAGAAACGCCCGCTCCCACTGCGCCGACTGACCGAGCAAGATCGTTAGCAGATCAATTGCGCACGCTACCGCAAGATATGCTGCGACAAGGCGGTTTGGCTGCAAGAAATGTTGTTACAGGTCTGACCGGAATTCCCGGCATGGCTGCTGATGCAGCAATGGCTGGGTACAACCTTGCAACAGGTTCGCAGCAGCAGATGCCGTCAGAGGCATTGCAGCAAACCATGACGCAAATGGGCCTGCCAGAACCGCAAACGGGGTTGGAGCGCGGGCTGGGCATGGCTCAATCTGCAATGGCAGGCGCTCGCGTCCCAATGCCTCAAGTCGGGCGGCAAGCGCCGGCAAACTTTCAGCGTGCCCCGACCGTTGCAGAACGGGAGTTTAGCCGCGCCCAAGGCGCTGGGTATGTTGTGCCGCCTGCGTCGGTTCGCCCAAGCATAGGCAACGTGGCGCTGGAAAGCATTGGCGGCAAAGCGGCAATGCAGCAATTATCGTCTAACCGTAACCAAGAAGTTACAAACCAATTGGCGGCCCGCTCTGTTGGGCTTTCAGAAAACCAGCCAATTACGCAAGCAAGTTTGCGCGAATTGCGAAACAAGGCGGGCGACGTATACAAGTCAATTAAAGCGGCTGGAAGAATTACGCCAGATGAACAGTATTTTAACGATTTGGCTGGGCTGCGGCAGTCAACGGCGCAAATTGCGCAAGACTTTCCAGACGCCAACATAGGCTCTGCGCAAGAAATTGACAATTTAGTCAAATCACTGGCGCAAGGGTCATTTGATGCCAAGTCGGCAGTGGAATACATCAAGCAACTGCGCAAAGCAGCAACGGGTCATTTGAGCGGAGCAAACGCCGCTGATCCCGCAAAGCAATCTCTTGGCATGGCGCAGCGTGACGCTGCGGCCGCGCTTGAAGAAATGGTTGCGCGACACCTGCAAAAAACGGGAAACCCGCAATTGGCGCGTCAGTTTGATGAAGCGCGTCGATTGATTGCAAAAACTTACACTGTTGAAGGTGCGCTAGAAACAACGGGCAACGTCAATGCCGCAAAACTGGCTGCGCTTTTGAGAAAAGGCAAACCTTTGTCGCCAGAGTTGGAGCAAGCAGCGCGATTTGCGGGCGCGTTTCCAAAGGCGGCGGCAGTTCCAGAAAAGTCAGGCAGTCCCGGCGTCAGCGCACTAGATTTTGCAATGACCGCAGGTGGCGCGGTGACTTTGCCGTTTGTTGGGCAAGACCCGTATATGGCGCTTGCATACCCTGCAATGCGGTACGGCGCACGCAATGTTGCATTAAGCAAGGCGTTGCAAAAGGGACTAACAAAACCAGCGCGACAATTGCCGCGTGGCGCGATTGGCGGTGCAGCGGGCGCTTATGGCGCAGGACAGGAATAGGAGATAGACCATGAGTTTTAACGGTTCCGGTACGTTCGTCATCAACTCGGCAGGCCAGCCTGTCGTCGCCAACACCGTCATCAGCGCGACCACGTTTAACGCGCTGACAGCCGACCTTGCCAACGGCCTGACGACCTGTATCACCAAGGACGGGCAAACCACGCCTACGGCCAACATCCCTATGGGCGGGTTCAAGATCACGAACCTTGCCACGGGCACGGCTGCTACGGACGCCGCCACGGTCGCGCAGATTCAGAGCAACGGCGCAGCCCTCGTTACGGTTACCGGAACCGACACGCTGACCGGCTCGCTGACCCCCGCCCTTGTCGCCTACGTTACGGGCGCGGTGTACTACTTTGTGGCCCCCGCCACCAACACGGGCGCTGTCACGCTCAACATCGACACGCTTGGCGCAAAGAACGTCACGCGTGATGGCACAACGGCGCTTGTAGCCGGTGACATCGTATCGGGCGAAATGGTTGCCGTGGTGTATGACGGCACGCGGTTCCAACTTATCAGCCCGGTCAATAGTTTCACCAACCTCAACGTCTCGGGCACGCTGACCGTTGCCGGTGCCACCACGCTTAACGGCAACCTTGCCGTGGGTGACGCGGCGGCTGACACGATCAACTTCAAGTCAAGCGGCTGGACGCTGACCAACAACGTATCGGTCATGGGAACGTGGGCCGACATCGGCACGATCACCACCGCCGACATCAATGGCGGCACCATCGACGGCACGACCATCGGCGGCGGTACGGCTGCAGCGGGTACGTTTACAACCGCCACGGCGACGACCGGCAACATCACCACGGTCAACGCCACGACCGTAGACAGCACCAACCTTGAGGTGTCCAACCTCAAGGCCAAGGATGGCACTGCGGCAGGCTCCATCGCTGACGCAACAGGCGTCGTCACGCTCAACAGCGTGGTTGCCACGACCGCTGACATTAACGGCGGCACGATTGACGCCACTACCATCGGTGGATCGTCCCCGGCTGTGGGTAACTTCACGACCGTATCGGCTGCCTCGGCTGTCTTTACGACGGCAACTATCACGACCGTCAACACAACGACCCTTGACCTGACCAACCTTGAAGTCACGAATATCAAGGCCAAGGACGGCACGGCGTCCATGACGATTGACGACGCCACGGGCAAGGTCAACGTCACCACCGTATCGGCCGCCTCTATGAACGCGGGCGTGGCTGCGGTAACGTCCCTGACGGCCACTGGAGCCTCTGTAGCCTCTGCCAACGTTGGCACGGCCGTTATCACCAACGGCACCGTCACGGCCCTCACGGCCACTGGCGCGTCCATTGCGAGCATGAACGCAGGGGTAGCCCTGCTCACGACCGCAACCGTGACCAACTTCACGGCCTCTGGGGCGTCCATTGCCTCGGCCAACATCGGCAACCTGCAGTTTACGGCCGCCTCTATCGCCTCCATCAACGCTGGCGTTGCAGTGATTACAAGCCTGACGGCTACCGGGGCGTCTATCGCCTCGGCAAACGTTGGGACTGCCGTGATTACGGCAGCAACGGTGACGGGCGCATCTATTGCCAGCATAAATGCCGGGGTTGCGTTGTTGACCACGGCAACCGTCACAAATTTGACGGCTACGGGCGCGTCAATTGCGTCTGCCAACGTTGGTACGCTTGCGCTGACCCGCCTTGATGTGACGGCGGCATCCGTAGCGTCGGCCAATGCGGGCGTTGCGGTCATTACGACCGGCACGGTAACCAACCTCACCTCTACGTCAGCCTCTATTGCGTCGGCTAATGCGGCCGTAGCGTTGGTCACGACGGGAACGGTGACGAACCTTACCAGCACGTCAGCCAGCATTGCCTCGGCCAACCTTGGCACAGCGGTTGTCACGGGCCTAACGGTTACTGGTGCGTCTATCGCATCGGTGAACGCGGGCGTGGCAGTGCTGTCGGGCAATTTAACGCTTAACGGCGGCACCGCCAACGGCGTGTTGTACCTGAACGGCAGCAAGGTGGCGACGAGTGGGACAGGGTTAGAGTTTGACGGAACGAACTTCGGCGTTGGAACAGGTGGAAACACAATCAACCATCGTTCTGTTATTTATCGCGCCGGCGCAAATGCCGTTTACCATCAAGTTGCTAACGGCTCAACTGGGCTGGCATCATCAAACGGAATTCGTTTAGGTCTTACTTCTGGCGGTACTGGTGAATTGTACTCACCGACCGCGCTGATTTCGTATATTGATAACGCCGAGCAGATGCGCCTCACATCCACCGGCCTCGGCATCGGGACGAGCAGTCCGGCTTTTAAGTTGGATGTCAACGGCAACGCGCAAGTTGGTAACGCTACGGCGGCAACGAATCGGTTTCTGTACATCAACGGCGTAGCCAGCAAAGCCGGTGCGGTTGCTTTCCAAGAGTCTGGTGTAAACCGTTGGCTAATTGGCAACGGCGCTGCGTCTGAAAACGGCAACTTTGAAATTTACGACGCGACAAACGGGAACAATTTTGTATTTACCCGTACCGGCAACCTCGGCCTAGGGGTCACGCCGACGACGGCATGGGCTGGTGGAAAGGTATTTGAATTTGCAGGAAGCGGTGTTCGTGGAAGTTTGTTTCAGTCAAATTCTGGCGTCTTGTCGCTTGCTCAAAACTATTATTTTAGTGGTTCCGCTGATGTGTACGTAGCAAATGGTTTCGCCACGCGCTATTACCAACTCAACGGCACGCATGTTTGGAACACCGCGCCAAATAATACTTCTGGGGCTGGTCAGCCCATCTCGTTCACGCAGGCGATGACGCTTGATGCGTCAGGGAATTTCGGGGTGGGGACGACGAGTCCAGAAACAACTCTGCACCTCAACAAGGCAACGGCAGGCGGGGCAGGCCCGTACTTGATGCTTGACAACTCGTCAAGTTCGACGCTTAACAGTACCGCTGGCATTAGTTTTTCACTTGATTCCGGCTCTACATTCTCTGGATACAGCGCGAGAATCGAAGGAATCAACACCAACGCAGGAAACGGCGCGTCAGACATAACTTTCTCAACATGGAATGGGTCTGCTCGTGGAGAACGCGCCCGCATCACGAGCGGGGGGAATTTTTGTATAGGCTCCTCAGAACCGGGAAATGCTGGGTCGTTAAACCTATCTGTCGGAAATCCGGGGGTCACTAGCGGTGGCCTTCAACTGTGGTCAACCACGACTGGCACTCATTACATACAGTTTGGCGATTCTGCTTCAGGAGGCGCCCCTTACAGCGGAGCAATTGGATATAACCACACAGACAATGCTCTGTTGTTTTGGACAAACCAATCTGAAAAAGCCCGCATCACGAGCGGGGGAGACCTGCTGGTTGGGACGACTAGTACGGCGTTTACTGGACGAGTTGTGACATTGCAGACTACATCAGCAAGCAATGTGATAACGGCGTGGAACTCGGCAACTTCAGGCGATAACTCGCTCATTGGTTTCTTTACCGATGGCGGCACTGGTCGCGGCTCCATTACTTACAACCGCGTAGGCGGTCTGGTTGCTTACAACACAACCTCCGACTATCGCGCCAAGGACATACTCGGCCCAGTCCAAAACTCTGGCGCAACCATCGACGCGCTGAAGGTCTACGAAGGCCAAATGAAGGGCGCATCTCAAAGCCGCCCAATGCTGGTAGCGCATGAGGCGCAGGAACACGCCCCCTACGCTGTGACAGGCGAGAAGGATGCGGTGAACGAAGACGGTACGCCAAAGTTTCAGCAGATGGATACGTCCTCGCTGGTGCCGTTGCTCATTGCAGAAATACAATCCCTCCGTAGCCGAGTCGCCGCACTGGAGGCCAAGTGAACACAGGCTTACTAGCCCTGTTTTGTTTGCTGCAAGCCGCTGACGTTTACACGACGCTTACCGTGCTGAAGCAAGGCGGGCGTGAACTGAACCCGATTCTTGCCAAGTTGTTCACCCGCTTCGACCCGCTGGCCGTGATGGTCGGCATCAAGTTGGCGGGGGTGTGGGCGTTGTGGTACGTCAACCTTTGGTGGCTGACGCTCGCGGCGTGTGTCGTGTATGCCTATGTTGTGAATCAGAACTATGGAGTAATGACCCGTGGACGTTGAACTGAAAGTTTCGCTTGAGGAAGCCGTT